ATCTGGAACTGTTCGTTTTGTAGCGAGATAACTAACATCTTTAACTAGGCGCTCCCGCTCCTGCCTGAGGAGGTTGAGGAACACCTTGGTTGTTGGGTTGTCCACCCATTGCACCCATGCTTGCCCCTCCAGCGCCGCCTTGGTCGCCTCCTGCAAGTGATTGGACTTGTTGTTGTATTTGCTGTATTTGCTGTGCATACGGTTGTGCTTCTTCTGTTAACTGGCCTGTCTGCGGGTCTATAACAAGACTCTGCACTATCGCTGACAATTGCTGCAACAACTGTGTTTTAGTGGTGTCTTGCTTCATGTGATCAATGTATTTCGGTGCTTCATCAGGGAATAGCATCGTCAACATATCTTCCATGTAAATCATGGCCAATGCGCTGTTCTGCTGAATAACCGGCCACACTTGTAACATCTTCTGTGCCTTCTCCTGCCTCTCAACTACATCCGTGTCACCCGCTGGCTTGATGTTGTATTCGTGATCAACAAAGTAATGCAGGGGGATTGTGGGTTCTAAAAGGCCATCAATTACCCTAGACTTGTAGATTTCCCAGCACCGCTCGTATATCTTCTTTATCGAGATGCTGAACAAAGCAACCTGTGTTGCCGACAAAAGCTGGGCTTCTGCTGATGCCGTCTGTATCTCGGTGGCTGTCTTACGGCTATCCTGACGATTCATAGCCGCGTAATTCATTTGGGATTGCTCCTGTGAGTTTTGCGTCACAAGCGTCTGGATGGCTGAGAGCATCGACGAGTTAGGTGGCGATAGCTGGAATTGCTTAATGTTCGCATCAATCAATGCTCCCGGCACAAACTGTACACTAGTCTGCTCATTGCTCTGGTTTGGATCATCTGCGTCCTTGGAAAAGTAGAAGTTCGATGCGCGACGATGCGCCGTTACAAATGATGACATCAAGGAGCTAACCGCTTCTTGTGTGTGTTTATCTAGGTAAGCACGGCCCACACAATTCTTGATGGTCATGTCTTCTGCTATCATGTAGTTAAACATGGCATACGGATAATCTGCCTCGTAAACCTCACCTGACATATCTCGACGGCCCAAAAACAGCGGGCGTGGCTTGCGTAACCATTCGTTGCATCTGGTTACACAAGACCACCCCACCTGAACTATCCCGTTATTCCTGAACATAACCTTCTCCACTTTGAATAGAGATTCAGTCTGCTCATCTACCGGCTCTTTGCCGATTAACGACTCGACCTCTTTTGCACTAAACTCGCGAGTTTTTGTCATGTCAATTAGCTGCTCACGAGTAAAGTAATGTCGATGCACCAACATACCACAAGACTGTATGTCGCGTGTGTCATCTGGAAATGCAAAGTCTTCGTAGTTTACTGACTCAACAGCAAAGTGTCCCGGCTTTGTATCGTCAAACTGAATCTCAGCAGCGCAATAACCGTGGAGTTGCATACAATCTATCGTGCGAAACAAAGGGATTTGCCAACCATCGTAGCGGCAACGTTCTGTGAAATCGCGCTCAAGTGGCCCCGTGTTAAACGCAGGATTTGTTGAACTGGAGAAGATTGCAGTACGTCGTGAGTTGACTATGTACGAAACATACTTGGCTTGCTCACGACGAATGTTGCTGTCGATTATGTGCGTTGGTATGTAGACTTCATCAGGAGCTAGGTAGCCGTCTCGCCGCTCCAAATCTAGGTCTATATTCAACCGCCTCTGCTGCCTTTGATCCTGCGCTGTAACGTGCTGACTATCGCACACATCAGCTAACTTATTTATGCTAGTTGCCGCGTCCTGATAATTCTTGTAGTTGTTGTATTTCATCGTGTAACCAATTGTTTGTTCTTACATTGTATCCTTTACCGAAAGTGACCCGTGGCTTATTCAGCCTAAATTGTTTGTGTTCGTGCTTTTTAACCTTTTTAACGGCTAACTTCTTCGGCTTTCTACCGCGATAATCCGCAAAGGCAAGAACAAAAGCATCGGCTCTATCCGGCGAAACGTGACCTTTTGACCGCGCCTGTTTCTTGCTCTCAAGCTGAAGTTTGTTTTGTGGGGTGACCGTGTAGTAGCGCGAGGCTAGTTGCTTGCGTAGTTTGGTCTCACGCGGAACTATGATGTCACCATACTCAATTAGTTTGGCTACACTAAACCAAAGTTCAGCACCACGATTCAAGTAGGCGAGGCTATTGTAGGGTTTGGCTTGGTTTAAAACGTATTTGATCTCCCAGTTAATTCGTAACTGGTCTAGGATGGGTTTGCCCAGACCACCTGCGTCACCGTAGATTGTCTCTAGTTTGTACTTTCTAAACAGAAATTCAAGGTGGTCGACTAGGGCAACTGTGTCTCTGAAATTGAAGGCTTCAACAGCTAGCGTTTTGTTGCCGTTCCGAACTACTAGGACTTGCTCGTCGCCACCCGCCGATAAATCAAGACCAGCCGTGTTAGCCTTTTCTTCAACGTGTTCAATCTCCATCTTGTCTAGCTCAACAAGTTTCTGATGGTTGATGACCACTTGCTCATCCATCCCCCCGAACTCAGCCATTATCATGGACTTGTAGAGGGCGGAGGTTTCGCCATAAGACTCTTTGATTTCCGTGATGTATTCCTCGGAGAGATGCGGACAGTCGAAGGCTGTTACATGGTACTGTTTCCAGTTGCCTCCCGTGCATACGTTGTAGAAATGTCCCGAAGGCGGGCCGGGACTAGAGACATCCACACGCTTGGTAAAGCCCGTGCAGCGTGCCAAGGCTGTGAAGATGTCATCTGGTACTGACTTCGCCTCCGAGACAAAGATTGCTAGCTCACCATTCTGCACAACAGGATGCCAACCCTCCGCTCTTCCCGGTTCGTCCGTCACAAATAACTCGATTGTTGAGTTGTTTAGCAGGTTTGTATAGTGACGATAGTTCATCTTCCAAACTGGAACGCCAAATAGCTTGTTGATGGCTGTCATCAGTTGTCGGATGTACTTGTCCGTTTGACGATCAAGCTGGTTTCCAGACGCGGTTGTCACCAAGGAGACTGCGTTGGAGGAGGTCATCCCTGTCCATAAAGCACACGGGGCAATAATGAACTGATCTTTGCCTGAGCCGTTGGCTGCCCGCACGGCTGCCTTGAACGGATGTGACGCTGGTGATGGCTTGCCGTAGTCTTCTAGGATTTCACGCTGCCACGAATGTAACTTGAGTGTCCCAGCCAAGATGTCATCGTCAATGATAGTGAGCATCTCATAGGGATCGGTGAACTGTATGTTATCGTTTTTCGCCATAATAACGCTTGGCATGGCCTTCAGCCACCAGCGTCTTGTTCAAGTTAGTCTTGTCTATGTGCAGAACACCGAGAACTCTGCCGTACTTGCCCTTCTTATCAAGGCGAGTCTCTATAATGCACTTGTTCTTATTCTCGCGCAGGAGACACTTGAGCCGCTCTTTAGCCTTCAGACCTGCTGCCTTCTCAACTAGGTCGCGAGTGCGGCACTCAGGCGTGTTAATGCCATAGAGACGAACTCGTTGCTTGGCATAAATATCAAAACCCAAATCAACGAGAACGTCTACGGTGTCACCATCAACAACACGAATTACCTCTGCGCTGTAGTGGTACAGTTTGTTTTTCATCAGTCAAACCAATCGGTTAGCCTGTCTTTCTCCAAGAGGTCTTCTGGATTCTCTGTGGCTCGCCGCTTGGCAACACGCAACTGGTTTGGCGTGAATAAGTAGGGAGTCTCATGATCTCCATTGCTGTCCTCTAGGTAGGTGAATACATACCTAGATGTTGACCCGAACTTCCTGTCCTTGTTCAGAACAGAAAACAATCTTCCGTTTTTTACTGTCATGCTTCTATTGCTTTTTTCATTACTTCACGCGCTTTCTCAAGTCGCACGTTGAAATCTGATATGTTCACCTCAGTCTTACCCTGTGGCTGTTTGAGGCCTTGGCGTTGGTCTAGAACGTAGAACGCAGCCTTTAACGCTGCGTTGTCGGCAGTACCGACATGAAGAGCCGACCTAACAACAGCTAGTGCCGTATCCTC